CCAGATTACGAGGTGCTGATGGGCCGCACCGAAGATTATAGCCTCGGTGAAGTTCCACTCGGACCGCTGTTTCTCACGGCCGGCGTGGATGTGCAGAAGACCTGGCTCGAGGGCTACGTCTGGGGCTGGGGCCGCAACAGCCAGCGATGGGCTATCGACTGGTTTCGTATCGAGCAATCGCCGTTCGAACCGGGCGCATGGGAGCAGCTTGACGTCCGGCTGCAGCAGACATACCGGCATCGGAGAGGTGCGGACATGACAATTCTATGCATGGCCGTGGACTCTGGATTCGCCAACCAACAAGTTTATTCGTTTGCGCGCCGTCACGGCTCGGGGCGCGTGCTAGCGGTGAAGGGCATGCGCGGGGGTCGCGCCTTAGTGGATCCGCCCAGCCTTGTGGATGTGACGGTCGGCGGCCGCAGGATCAAGCACGGCTGCAAGCTCTGGCCGGTGAATGTCTCGACAGCGAAACAGGAACTCTATGCGCAATTGAATCGTGAGCGGCCAAAGGCCGGCGAGCCGTACCCGGCGGGCTGGGTACATTTTCCGATTGACCTCCCGGATGAGTTTTATCGCCAGTTGACCTCTGAGCAATTCTGTCTCAGCCGCCGCGCGGGCGGCGTGCGAACGATGCATTGGGAGCCGATTGAAAACCGCCGCCATGAGTCGCTGGACGCGGCCAATTATGCCCGCGCGGCGGCCTTTGTTTGCGGCATTGATCGCTTCTCCGAGAAGAACTGGCGCACCTTAGAGGCGTCATTGGGGGTAACGTCCGAGCCGGAGAAGCCGCCGGCGGTCATGGAGCAGCCGCAACCAAGTTCTGTCACAGCCGCGCGAACGGCGCCTCCTCAAATCCGCTCTCACCGCACAGTGCGCTCGAACTACCTCAGTTACCGAGGCTACTGACATGGCTGTCACCCTACTCGTCTGGCAAACGAAAGAAGCCGAACTCGTAGCACAACTTGGAGTTGCTGCCGTGAGGTTCGGAGAACGCAGTATACAGTACGCCGATACATTGAAGTCACTTGAGTTCGTGCAAGGTAAAATCACGGCGCTCGGCGGTACGACGCTGCGGCGCACCGTCGTGCGCACCGTGAAGGGTTGGTAACTATATGGGGTATTTCCGCAATCTCGGGACGGCGCTCAAGATGGCGGCCCAAGCCGCGACGGGCTTCGACGTTACGGGCGGTCAAGCGCCCTACGACGCCGCCGGAACCGGCAAGCGCTCCTCTTCCTGGAATCCCGGAAATGACGCCATCAGCGCGCTGCTCATGGCGTCCGGAGATACGCTGCGGCGCAAGGTCCGGCAACTCGTCCGGAACAACGGCTGGGCCTCCAACGCGCTCGATACCTACGTCGCCAACGCCATCGGGACGGGCATCGTTCCCACGTCTTCGCATCCCGCCCCCGCGATCAAGCAGGCCATCGAACAAGCGTGGCTGCGATGGACAGACGAATCCGACGCTGATGGGGTCTGCGATTTTTACGGGCAGCAGCAGCTCGCGGCGCGCATGATGCTGGAGGGCGGAGAGACCTTCGCACGGCTGCGGCCCCGACGGCCGCAGGATGGCTTGTTCATCCCTCTCCAGGTGGAACTTCTGGAATCGGAACAATGCCCGATCACGATGAACCAGAATCTTCCCATCATCGGCAATCAGCCGCGCGGGAACAGGATTCGGGCGGGCATCGAATTCGATCTGATCAAGCGCCGCGTGGCCTATCACCTTTACCGGGAAAATCCATATTCTGGTGCGGCGGCCCTTGAGTACAACTCACTGGAGACCGTCAGGACGCCATCGGTTCTCGCCAATCCGGCCGGCGGCGCCCTGCACCTCTTCACTCCAATTCGGGGTTCTCAATTGCGCGGGCAACCTCGCTTCACCCCGATCCTGGCAAAACTGTACGAACTGGATCAGTTCGACGACGCGACGGTTTCAAAGCAGAAGAACCTGGCGTTCTTCATGCTGCTGGTCAAGCGCGTCTCCGCCGAGGGCCCCGGGATCATGGGGGAGGCCGCCGATTCCGAGGGCAACGCCGATGTGGAGATGGAGCCCAACACGCTCCAGTATCTTCAGGACGGCGAAGAGGTACAGGAGATCCGCGGCGAGGGACCGGGCGCGGCCTACGAGACGTTCATGTCCGTGCAGCTTCACGCGATCGCGGCCGGCCTGGGGATCACCTATGAGCAACTGACCGGCGATCTGAAGGGCGTGACCTACTCCAGCATCCGCCAGGGCGTTCTCGAGTTCCGGCGCAAGTGCGAGCAGTGGCAGCACAACGTCATGGTGTTCCAGTTCTGCCGGCCGATCTGGCGGGCATGGATGGACGCCGCGGTGCTCTCCGGCGCACTCACGTTGCCCGGCTATGAGACGGACCCTTACCCGTACCTCGCCGTCGAGTGGACACCTCCGGCCTGGCCGTGGGTGGATCCCGAGTCCGACATCAACGCTGCCGTCAAGGAAGTTCGGGCGGGCTTCTCGACGCGCTCTGACATCTGCAAGCAGAAAGGAACGGATCGGCAGACCGTGGACAAGAAGCAGGCAGAGGATGACGCAAGCGCGGATGGAGCGGGCTTGAAATATGACTCAGATGGCAGACAGCCGGAGTCCGGCGCGGCGGCTCCAGCCCCGTCGAAGGCGCAGGCAGAGGAACGGGGCGCGCCGCCACAGGAGGGAAACCGATGAGAGCGTTTCAGTTTGCGGCAAATCAGTTGTGGGCGATCGAGGAGTCGTATCTGAGGATTATTCTGAACATCGCGCAACGGGCGGATACTGCGGACCTGGAAGCCGTCGCGCAGCGCCAGGCGGATCGCGCCTCGAAGGACGGCTTGTTGCAGCAGTTCGGAACCGTCGGCGTCATCAACATCGTCGGCCCGATCTTCCGCTACGCCAACCTGTTCACGCAAATCAGCGGCGCGACCAGCGTCGAGGCGCTGGCCAAGACCATCGGCGCGGCGGCCGACAATCCCGACATTCAGAGCGTCATCCTCAACCTTGATTCTCCAGGTGGGGAGGTATCCGGAATCAGTGAGCTTTCCAAGGCGATAGCCAAGATGAACGCCAGCAAGCCGGTCGTGGCCTATGTGGACGACATGGGGGCCTCCGGGGCATACTGGCTGGCCGTCGCCGCGCGTTCCATCGTGGCGTCTGACACTGCGAAGGTTGGCTCCATCGGGATCATCGCCACCGTGATCGAAGGTCCGGAAGACGCCGCTGAAAAGAAGTACAGGTTCGTTTCGTCGATATCTCCCAAGAAACGGCCGGATCTTGAAACCGATGAGGGCCGCGCATCGATTCAGACTATCGTCGATGACCTGGGCGCCGTCTTTGCTAAAGCTGTGGCAGCCGGACGCGGCGTTTCTGCCGAAGAAGTCGTTTCTAATTTCGGACAAGGCGGCCTGCTCGTGGCTGGTCGTGGGCTCGAAGTCGGGATGATCGATGAAATCGGCACATTCGAGGGGCTGAAAGACCGGATGAAATCGGGCTCCATCCCCCGCCGAACAGTTTCACATCAGAAAGGAGCATCAGCGATGCCAGCTATATCAGTTCACCATACGGCCACGACAGACGTTCCATACGACGGCGCCACGATGGAACGGAACTTGAAGTTGGGCGGCACGGAAGCTTACTACCGATCAGCCCACTCTTGGCAAGACCCAGACAAAGACCCAACGCTGAAGGGTTCCTACAAGGGCAAACATCACATGGTCGCAGAAGATGGAACCATCGGCGCAGCGAACACGCGCGCTTGCTCTGCGGTGATTGGGGAATTGAACGGCGGGCGGGGGGGATTTGATGTTCCCGCCGGGGACCGTCCTGGCATCCATGCACATGTTGGCGCGCACCTGAAGGACGGCGAGAAGGAGGTCCCCCCATTAAAAGGTATCGTGGCATCCGCCACGAATTTACAAGGAGAGGTACAAGGCGAAACTATGCAAAAACCCGAAGTGGCGGATACTCTGAAACCGCCCGAGGCTCCGGCAACCCCGCCAGTGGCGAAAGCCGCACCTCCAGAATTGCTCGTTGGCTTGGCTGGCGGCGCGCTCGCTCCGTTCGAACAGGCGCGTCAGATCCTTCAACTCTGCGCCTTGGCCGGCCTCACCGCCCGCCAGGCGCTTGTGTTCCTGAAACCGGAAGCGTCGATCGACGCTGTTCGCCAGGAACTGATCGAGGTTCGGGCTGCGAACAGCGGACCTGAGATCAATTCCCACATCTTGCCGGAAGCCGGCGCGGTGGGGGAGAAAACAAAACCCAAAGACTCGCCCATCGAGAAGGCTTGTGAGGCGCACGCCGAACAGCTCGCCCAGGCGAGAAAGGAGCGATAGCCCATGAGCGTACTGACGCAGGGCAATTACCTCGCCGACTGGCTCGTTGAGGAGTTCGGCGCGCCCAACTATTGCCGAGCTGAGAAGGTGGCCATTGTGGATGCGAACATGCCGTCCGGCATGTGCCTCGGTGTTCATACTCTCACTCCGGCTCTTTACCCGTACAACGACTCCGCTCCGGCGGCGGTCACGGGCATCAACATAAATGCCTTGCTGGCGCACGATCCGATGCTGGTCACCAGCATCACGGATGTGACCAACACGTCCACTATCGTTACGCCGGGCCATCACGGCCTGATCGTCGGCGACATCGTTAAGATCACCGGCGCGACGGTGGCTGTCGCCCTGAACGGCTTCTATGCCGTCGCAACTGCTGCCGACGAGCACACGTTCACCGTCACCACGTCTGGCGTGGCCGACGCCGCCTACACCGAAGCCACTCTGCGCGTGACCAAGGTCAACCAGCCGGCGACGGTTCTGGTTCGCGGCCCCGCGGTCATCAGCGCGGGCGGACTGAGCTGGGCCGCGGCTTGCGGTCCGACCGAGATTGCCGCCGGCATTGTGGACATCAAGGCCCTTTCGCCGGCCATCACTGTCCTGGAGGGAGTGTAACGCCATGCTGAATCCATTCGACCCAACCGGCTACAACCTGGCGGCCATGACGCGCGCCATCAGCAAACTGCCGAATCTATACAACCGCGTCAGTTTGATCTTCCCCGAGCAGC